GATACAAATGCAAACTCGTCAAGATATAATAGAGAAAGTGACATACCACGACCAGTCTTTTCTGTAGTGGCTCTGGCTACAATACGACTTTTATTTTCAAAGTCAATATTACCCTTATTATATGATTCAACTCCAGCTTTCAACCAAAAAGGACACATTTCATATGCATATCTAATACGATCCATGATTTCTTGTGCACCACTGTATTGATGAGCAGCAATTAGAATAGTTTTATCTGGATGAAACATTGCATACCATAATAGATATCCAGCCGCTGATGTTGTCTTACCAGTTTGACGAGGCATCATTGATACTGAAAATCTATGATTATGATAATTGTCAATCAACTTAAGTTGAAAGTCATATGGGTCATATAATAATTGACCTCTCGTAGGATGTTGAATATAAAAGTAAGTTCTCATGAAATGTTCATATCCAGTTATAGGATTACAACATTTGACAATTTCTTTTACATGTTCTGGAGTTAATGTAACCTTGGCGCCTTTTGATCTAACAAATTTATTATCTTCTGCCATGTTATTCTCCGAACGGATCTTCACCCGTTAATTCTGGTCTTGCATACATTACACGAAACCAACGTGGTGATCCATGTTTAATATTATTTTCTTGTATGAATTTAATTCGTTTACTTTTGTCAATGAATTTGTCTTCAATTGATTGTTCTGTAAGAGTGTCACTTACACCCAACTGTTTTAAATTTGATTTGAGTGCTGATAGTTCATCATCATATGACGAATTAGAAGTATGTTCTGTTAATTCAGACATACGTTCTTGAATACGCTGTGAGTTTTCTTCTTTTAGTTTTAGAATATCTTCTAATGTTCTGTAAAATTGTGTAGCCATATTAATATTTATCTAAAAATGACTATTAAACGTAAAAACTGTGTATATTATGTTTATTTTACGTCTAAAGATCGTTTTTTAGTAGCTACAACACAATAAAACTGTTCTCTTACTTTCTCATCATTTTCATCAATTGACAAATCAAACTCCATAGTTTGAAATTTATCAATATCAAAACCAGTTCTTTGTAATAGAGCAATCAATTGGCTTGGTCCAAATATAGAATAATGATTTAAATTCCATTCATGTTTACGTGCACAATCTGGTGCTGGAACTTCAATATATATTTTACTATTTTGTTTAAGAATACGATTGTATTCCATTAATGTTATGATTGGATATGGACTATGTTCTAATGTATGACGTAAGAAAATGAAATCAACTGAGTTATCATCATAACCTTGACTTTGAGGTAAGAAACTAAAGTCATGTTTTTCTACTTTATGACCTTTACTCTGACAAAGATTAACATCTTCATCACTTAGTGTAATACCAACAACATTTTTATACTTACGTTTTTTCATTTCATCCAAGAAATATCCTGGACCACAACCTAGATCAAGAATCTTGGCAGTTTTACTTAACTTAAGAGGATCAACATAATCTTTTACTACTCTAGTAGTTAATTCTTTATGAAAACCACTATCACCCTCTGGATAGATATGATTTTGATAAAGCCAATCCACATAAAATCTTAGTTTAATTACATCTATAGTTGCTGCAGCATCAATCATTATAATCCTTTAATCAGTAAGATATTTATAATGACTGATGTGTGTATATTATTTTCTTAGTAGTGGAGGACGACCATTTCTGGCTATTTTCCAACCAAATTTCTTGGCATTTTTCTGCATAGTATCTGGGTGAACATCTACACTTAATGCTTTTTCAAAACGTGGATCATTCTTTTCACTTTCGCTTGGAATATAACCACTGGCCTCCGCCACATTGAATGTTGGATCTGTTTTTTGACGAGGCATACCCTTAGGTTGCTTAGGATCAACGGGATCAATATCTGTTGTTGTAAGTCCTAGTTTCTTTAAGGCATTTATATAATTATGTTCCTGTTCTTCACTACCAAATGCCATTATGGTACTTGGAGGACCCTTTCCAAAAATACTTGGATCTACGTTATCTAAGTTACTAATGTTTGTACCTAATTTGTACCAATCGTAAACATCACTAACATCTACTCTAACTGTACCTTTGGGCATAGTAGGTTTAGATTCAGGACCAGGAGGTTCTTCATTTGGATGCCAATCTTCGTCTAAACTTAATTGTATACTATATAATTTATTGCGAAGATTATATAGATCATCAATTACTCCGTTAGTACGTAAAATTTTGAATGCTATATTCTCTGGGCCAAACTCGCCATGTTTATCTAACCCTGATTGACGATAACGCCTGATAGTACTGAGAACTTTGTCAATTTGATCTATATTATTGCTTCTCTTGGCAATTGCTGCCAGTTGAACTAACTTAGTTACTTTATTTTTTACTGAGTTTTGATCTATTGATGATCGTTGTTTTCTTGGGAATTTAATCCACTTATCATTAAGTATACTATATTCACCTAAACTTTTTACTGGTTTATTTTTATCCTGAACATATAATTCCACATCATAACCTCGAATTTTAATATCATGATTATCATTAAATATATTTTTCTTTGCCGCAAACAATTCTCTATATATATCATCATTATTAATCTTGTTCATATCTATTAAAATATGAAGATCAACATCACTATGATCAGTATAGGTATAGGCAGCATTACTGCCACTTAAAGTGATATCATCAATATCTAAATTGTTAATACCCAAATAGTCAATAAATTCATCTGCTATTTCTAACAATTTTTCTCTAACATCAGATGCCATATGTTCATCATTAAATAACATTGGATTTAATTCTGTGTGAAATTTAATTGCATCACTTAGTTTGTAAGATTCTAATTCATTAATATTCATATATTCTACTGATTGTTAACTGATTTAATGATCCAAAAATCCGCACTCATATTTTTATTTTGTATCACTCGAAAAGGCATATAAAAATATCCCTTGTCACCCCAATTTGTACCCCAACTATTTCGTGCTATAAAATAATTATTAGTTTTATCATATCCTACTAATAATACAGCATGACCGCCTAATAGTGATTCTCTAGCAGTATTTGGATATGGCATTATACCAGTTTTTGCCACTGATCGTGTTTGAAAACTACTATATACATAAAATCCAACAGTTACCGGAAATCCATTTGAAAGAGCATTAATACAAGCATCAAAATTCAATGCTCGTTCATACAATGTAACTTTTCTCTTAACACCATCATCAATAGCTTGTTTAGTTGGCTTGACTTTAAATTTACTAATGTCATATGGCCACAATGATTCTCGTGGGGCTCCATAATAATAGGCTGCCTTGATTGCTGTTCTGATATAAGCACCACTATCGTAATTAATTGTACCCTCTAATAATCTTGTATAGTAGTATATATACAATCTACTAACATCAATCCAATTATTATTTTTCTTATCTAAGTATTCAATAGCACCAGCGATAGAATTACCTGTACAACTACCTAATTGACCCTGTTGTTCAATCGGAGAACAATATGATCTTAAATCTACTTTATTTACTGATTGTTTTGGTATAATCTGATATTTATAATCTCTAGCATCAAACTTATCCGGGACCCAATTAAATCTAGGAATCTTGAATGATTTGGGTTTTATTCTAACTGATTCTTTATAGTTAGGATTGTATTGTTTATTTAATTGTGGATCTTGTGTAACGTCAATACGTTCTGCCTGTACTATTTTTGTCATGATAGATTCCCGATAACATTAATATTTATCAGAAAATGATAAGGGAGAGCGAACTCTCCCCGTATTTACTTTGTTTTAATCTTTTTTGCTGATTTATCTTTACTAGTATCAATCAATTGAACTTTACCAGCTTTGACCATGAGATCCATATATTGTGGACCAATACTATCTAATAATAATTGTTGATTTTCCATACAGAATGTATATGTTCCAGTATGACGTAACAGAATACGTTTATCTACCCAAATCTTACCACCAACATCACGCCAATTTTCACAAGCAGTCCAATCTTCACTATAGTAACGACCTTGACGAACTGCTGTATCCCAATATGTACGTAAATATTGATCATAAACTGGATCTAATCCAATATCATTCTTATATGATTTGACAGCCGGATGAGTGGCCAACTTAGTAAATACATCTCGCTTGGTTAACAAGAAACCAGTACCGGCCTTACTAACTTCCTGAAGACCGTTGTCTCCAGTTTCTGCACCATCAAAACCATTGACTACCCATTTAATTGGCATTGACTTCATTGGATATAGTCCACCAATCATGTCTTTATTATGATTAAGTAATGCTAATAAATGCCATGCTTCCCAACCAATATCAGCATCAACAAACATCAAATGAGTTGATTCTTTCTGATGTAAGAATTTTGCAGTTAATGTATTTCTTGCACGACTGATTAAAGATTCATTGACCATTGTTTCCAATGTCCAATCAATTCCCAATTGTCTAGTCGTATTACCAAATTTAATGAAACTCATGAATGTTGATTCAGTTAACATACCACCATAACATGGCATGGCAATATGACAACGAGTTGTTTTTAAAAATTCAGTATCAACTTGAATTTGCATTTGACCTGGTTTTAATGTTGCTTTGTTATCTTTCTTAACATCTACAGGTTTTTCATTTGAGTTGGGTGCTAATCCGCCTACTCTAGCAGCCTGCGGTGCTTTGTCTGCTATCTCTAGTACAGCATCAACCGGAATATCTTTCTTTGATTTTTTGGGAGTTTTTGGTATTATAATTGCTGGAGATTCAACTGATTTATTAGCTGACATTTTTCCAGATTTTTTTGATTTTAATTCTTCTACGAGATTAACTTCTTTTTGTTTACGTGCCATATTATGTCCTGTAAGTTACTATTATTTACAGGTTATTATAACAGTCAAAAAATTAATTTTCGTCCAAATAATCGTTATTTATCTCTATTGACTCAGAGGATTCTACTACGGGTTGTTTCAATGACTTATATCCTTCTTTGATCAATTTCAATAGACGTATTTTTTGTTCTGGTGTAGCAGATTCCAACATGGTTCTACTTTGTTTAATTAGTTTCAATAATTGATCTTGTGTCATATTAATAACTCGCTGCTACCAATGAAATTGCACCCTGAGTCCAATTTCTAACTATCGCTCTGAGCCATACATAATTACCAACTAAATTATTAAATCCTTGTTGAACGTTTTGAACTCCAGGAGTTACATTTAATTGATATACAGTAAACCAATCACTATCTAATGTTGGATCAGTGGAAATACTGGCTTGAATATATATATTGCCAATAAAAACTGGATTACTTTGTTGATTATTACCTTGAGGTACTTGACCTAGATTCCAACTAATAGTTTGTAGATCACGATTGGCCAAAATATATGCAGCTGCCTGTTTTTTTATTCCATCTATAGAAATACTAACACCCGGTGGTCCAGGATAGGCAGTTTGTGGAAGTAAAACAACAGTGGTTCCTTGTGCCATTACGCCTTCTCCACCTCAACGATGACTGAATCACCAACTAGTTCTTGTACAATTGCTTCTACATTTTGAACAAAATCTTCAGTTGTCAATGATGAACCAACTTCTTTAACTAGTTTGCTCAGTTTGATTACAACGATTTCTTCTTGAATTTTAGCCATTTAAAATACTCCATTATAGAGTATTTATCTTTTTTGTATCGTACATACTTTTCTAATCAAATTATCGAATTTTAAAGATAATATGGTTATTAATGACTCTTGATCAAGATCAAAAAAGTAATAATCCCATGACCATTGATTATATAACGACCCACTATATGTCGAATGTAATGAATTCTTACTGTCAGCCCATCTTATCAGTGATGGGGACATTGTTATGTCGTTACGTTTTAAAAAATCATATAATTTATCTCGTTGTTCTAAAGTATAGCGGTGAGCTTTCATATAAATTCTTAATTTTCGTTTAGGGTTTTTTTGATATATTATTCCACTCTCATAATTCATCATATGTTCTGAATAATTATAAGTTATTAACTTATTATCTTTAGAATAATTGAGATTGTTTAATGCAAGCTGAAATACAGTAAAATCATTTGTATAGATTGTTATATTGTCCTGACCAATTCTCAATTTAAAATCCAGATTTTTGTCAATTATTAATGATCTCCATAATATTAAATTTTCTATTGATTTTAACAATTTAGTATTAGATATTATTGAATTTATATCACTATAATACATTTTATTTAAAGTATATTCATTTACTCTATTAGAATATTCTGATATGGATTTTGTCGATCTAAAAAAGTGAATACCTTTAATCTTAATTGACATTTTATACTTGAATTTATTATGATAAAATGTCAATCGAGTAGAATCTAATTTAAAATCTGATTCGGTTATCATTATTAGATTCTAATTATACCATCAGTACCAACAGTAGCCATTGATTCTGACAATTTAATTGCAACATCAAATACAATTTTATCATTAACAAAATCTACAACTATAGTAGAATTATTAACTTTTTCAAATAAGATTTTTTTACTTAATGGTACACGAATAAGTTCATCAATTTTACGAGCAAGTGGTCTGGCACCCATTTTAGGATCATATCCAATCTTTGCTAAATGATCAATTAATTCTTCAGTTAATGTCATATTAATATTGTGTTGATCAGTCAATTGAGTTTTCAGTTCATTAACAAACTTAATGACAATCTTTTTAATTGCTAACGTATCAAGTTTAGTAAATTTACAAATCATATCAATACGATTACGTAATTCTGGTTTGAAGAATTCTTTTAATGCCTTATCATCTTCACCAGATTTATCTTGATTACCAAAACCAATATTATTACGTTCACTATCAGCCGATCCTAAATTACTGGTCATAATGACAATTGTATTCTTGGCATTAACTGTCTTACCATTTGTTCCAGTAATACGACCTTCATCTAACAATTGTAAGAACAAGTTATATACATCTGGATGTGCTTTTTCAACTTCATCAAATAATAAAATTGAATATGGATTTTTACTTAAATCATTAATGATTTTACCACCACCAAGATTACCTTCTCCATAACCTACATATCCTGGTGGAGCACCAATAAGTGCGGCTACTGAATGTTTTTCCTGATATTCACTCATATCATATTTAAGTAAGGGCATATTAAGATTCTCACTTAATAGACGAGCCAATTCTGTTTTACCAGTACCGGTTGGTCCTAAAAACAAGAAACTTGCCATAGGTTTTTTCTCATTAGCAATACCAGCATAACTAACATATACACGTTCAAGTACATTATTCAATGCTTCATCTTGACCATATAATTTAGTTTTGATATTACTTTCAAGATTAATCATTCTATCGCTAACATCAGTACTGATCTTATCTTGAGGAATTCCACACATTTTAGTTACTTGTTCACGAATTTCAACATCAGTAACTTTATTATTTGCTAGTGCCAATACTCGTTCTTTTGCACAAGCGGCATCCAACAAATCAATTGACTTATCAGGATTCTTACGATCATGTACATAACGATTACTTAATTCAACTGCTGCCTTGATAGCACTAGATTTAATTTCAACTTTATGAAAATCACTTAATCTTTCTGATAGGCCAGTTAAAATTTTCTCTGTGGTTTCAAGATCAGGTTCGTCAATACTTACACGATAGAAACGACGCATCAAAGCACGATCTTTTTCAAATGATTCGTAATATTCTTCCCATGTAGTACTGGCAATAATCTTTAGAGTACCTTTTGTAATAGCCGGCTTAAACATATTTGCAAAGTCAAGACTACTATTACTACCACTACCAGCACCTTTCATTGTATGAGCTTCATCAATAAACAAGATGACATTCTTCTTACTAGTTAGAGCATCAATAACATTCTTGACTTTTTCTTCAAAGTCACCACGATATTTAGATCCAGCCAACAATGAACCAATTTCAAGTGAATACAATTCATGATCTTTTAAGAAATCAGGTACATTATTTTCAATGATTCGACTAGCCAATCCTTCGGCAATTGCCGTTTTACCGGTTCCCGGGTCCCCAACCATCAATACATTAGCCTTGAATCGTTTAGCCAAGATCATAATAATATCTTCAATCTCTTGTTCACGACCAATTACTGGTTCAATTTTATTTTGACGAGCCAAATCTGTCAAATTAATTGTAAATTCTTCCAAAATTTCAGTTGCTTGATCATCACTTAATTTTGAAGAAGATTTGTCATGTTTAAAATTCTTTTGCCAAAATGTCACAAATTCATTTCGTGTTACACCCCATTTCAATAAGAAATATTGAGCATGACTATTGGATTCTTGAAAGATACTTAGATACAAATCAATAATTTCAATTTGACGACGACCAGTAAACAATACTTGTGTCACCGCTCGACTGAACATTCGCTCTAAAGCATTTGTTTTACGTGGTTGTAATGGTTCTGTTGAATTATTTTTAACCAATGATGTTAGTCCATCCAAATATTCAGATATATCTTTGATCATCATTTCAGTATCAACTCCAAACTTATCAAGTTGTTTCTTAAATGGTTCATAGATAATCATACTTAATAAAGTATGTTCTAATGTTACGTATTCATGTTTTCTTTCTTTGGCCATAAAGACCGCTTGTTCTATAATACGTTCTACATCTGGATTATTAATCATAAATTGTCCTAGTTAAGAGTTTTATTGCGCTCTTGTTCAAGCGCGGAAATTAGTTCAGTACTGATTGTATCAGGTATTGAGGCATTAATCAATACATACTGGTCACCTCGCTGATTGGATGCTTCCAATCCTTTACCAGATATTCTTAAACTGGAACCTGGTTTTGTTCGTGGATGTATAGTAATCTCCAAAGTTTCATTATAAATGGTTGTAAAACTGATAGTGGTTCCTAATATTAAATCAATGATGGAAAGTTCTTTACTAGAAATTAAATCTAATCTACGTCTTTCAAACATAGTATGTGGATGAATTCTAAACATAATTTGTAGAACGCCATCAGGCATTAAATTTTCATAGTTAATTTTTTGTCCGTCTTCTATTCCTTTTGGTACGGATATTTGAAATGTTTTTCCACCAGCAGGAGTATTAACATTAATTGTTTCTATACCTCCAGTAGCCACTTGTTCTAATGTTATAAATACTGTTACAGTATAAATTCTTTGTTGACGTTGCCTGGTAAACTGATTAAATATTTCCTCAAAAGGATTAAATCCACCTTGTGTTCCAAATGGAAATCCACCAAAATTTTGATGTGGGTTTGGATTATTATATTGATGTCGTTTTTCGTCATCACTTAATGTTCTATAGGCTTCTTCTATTTTTTGAAATTCGGCCGTATCTCCACCACGATCTGGATGATGTTTGGCAGCCAAACGTCTATACGCTTGTTTTATTTCTTGTTGAGTTGCTGTCTTAGTGACACCAAGTATATTATAATAATCCATAAATGATTATAACGCAAAACAGATTGAAATTCAAATGTTTTGGATACTTAGATTAAATGATTCCGGCGCGCCGCTGAATAAACTTTAAATCTTCATCCGCTACATAACTAGTATGTGGTTCTAATCCAGCCAATTCTCTCATTTCATTAAGATCAGATTCTTCAGATTCTTCTTCTGTTGGATGTTGCATTCTATAGTCATGTGGACTCAGAGTAATGTTATCTTTGATTGATTCTTCATTGGCTGGTAAAAATTTATCACCGATATTCAATTTCCAATCCTTAAGTGTTAAACCAGTTAGTGTTTCCAAATCATCTAACATTTCAATGATTCTTTCTGGAACTCGTAATCTACGATTCATTTCAACAAATACTAAAAATTTACCTTTATTAACTTCTCCAGGACTTGTATCTGCATCAATTACCCAATCATAACCACGTTCTAACCAACTACATAAATCATCAGCTGCGGCTTTACTATTCATAGTAAAACTAATAGTAACATAATCACTATTATCACCAATTTTAGATTCATATTGATCTATATTTACAATTGGTAACATCTGACGTTCCATATCCAAATATTGTAAACTCTCGTTTAATTGTTCAGTCATATTATAGTCCTGGAAGATTACCCATTTGATTGTTCATATCATCATTCATATCAGTATTATCTTGATTTTCAGATTGTTGATCGAACTCTTTAAGACTATCAGTATCATAATCTTTAGCATATGCATCATCTAAATCTTCAAGATCAATTGTCTGTCCGGCCAAGTCAATACTACCTTCACGTATATCATTCATCAATGCTTTTGGCATAATGATATTAACTAACCATACTTTTCTGTCAATTAATTTTGGATAATGTGTACCTGGTTTGAAATCACTTGGGTCTTTAATTTCAACTGGAACTTTTAATGTTGTCTTTTTAAATTTAACTGTACATCCAAGTGGCAATAATCTTTTGGCACCACGTGGATCAGGCATAATACCAGTAGGCCACATAAACGTACAAATTACTTCATATCGTCTAATAATTGGGCCATCAACTAATTCACCTAATTCCCAATTCTTATAAGCATAGATATCTGCCTCAGATAATACTCGTTCAAAGTCTAATAAAGTAGACATAGTTCCGTCTGAGGTCATTATACCCTTAACGTTTTGAACAATTTCTTCCCACTGAGGACTATCTAAAAAGGTCTTTTTCTTTGTCATGATAATGTATTTATCATTTTGATGAATTGAATGAGTTTTTGAAAGTTGATATATTTACGGTACAGCTTATTATTTATCATAAATTCATGACTAATCACGACACATTTGATGACCAATGATGATATGTAAATACTTTATCTGTTATGAGCAGATCACAAATTAGGAGATTCAATTTTGGCACGAAGAAAATCAGGCGCTTTGCGCAAAGAACAATCAGCATTTCTAACACAGTCACACAAACATCACCAAACTTATTA